CAATTACGTCAACCGGACGCCCGGTATAGCGCTCACTCCGATCCAGCCTCATCGCGGGCGCCGGTTACGATGGCGTTAGACGACCGCCTAGCCACCAGAACTTGTTCGTTTATCTCACCCACCAGACTAAGGAAGGCGTCCCATTCGTCGCGATCAATCATCAGCCCTCGATCCGATCCAAGATAGCCAATCGTTACCCAGCCGGGGCCATTCACTTCAAGCTCTGCCATAAACTGAATGCCATCGACCATGAATAGGTCGGTGTTTCCATCAGGATGTGTAACTCTCACGTCTAACTCTCCATTCAACGCGGACCTTCGGCCTGCGGCCTCGGCCCGTTAATTTCAGCGTTATGCGGCTCGCTGTCGTCGTAGCGCCCCAATGCCTCGGCCGCCAGTTCGCGGCACGCCTCGCGGTCGCGGTTCCACGTCCCATCCGGCCGCATCGGGGCCGCGATCAACTCCAGCGCCTCGCGCATGTCCATCGCGCGCAGGCTCGGACGCCTCGTGAAACCCGCATCGGCCAGCTTCTCGCTTCTGGTGCGCGTGTCCAGCGTGTACTCGCGCACCACCCAGAGTCCCGCCGAGTGAATCTCGTACTCGACGATGGCGTCGCTTATGTGCTCGTTGCACGCCTGGGGATAAGCGGCGCAGAACACTGGGATGCCCAACTCGTCCAGCACCACAAACACGGCGCTCGGCAGGTGCCGCCCAACCCCTCGCTCAACCGGAGAGCCAACAGCGGCCTTCTCGCGGCGCTTCTTCAGCTTGTCCGCCAGCGCCTTGATTGCTACCCAATCCTCCGGGTGCGCGTACAGCTCCAGGCGCTTTAATCCTACAGCGGTGGCCCGCTCTCGCCGGGCCGCGACGCGCTCGGTGACAGACTTACTCATCGTCTTCGCCTATCTCCTCTATTTCAGCCTCATCGGCCGCATCGGCCGCATCCTGCGTATAGCGGTAAAGCCACTTGGCCAGGCCGCGCGCCATTTCTTGCTCGCACAGCGAGAAATCGGCGGTTTGGAACGGGGTGCCGCCCCCATCGACAAATATCTGGGCAGATGCCTGGCTAAGATCGGCGCTGACGTTGTAAGTGTCGCTCCAGCATGTCAGTTTGTAGTTGCTCATCTCTATCTCCTGTTGGTTGCGGTACGGTTCCATTATAGCCACCGTTACCGGTAACGAAAGGGGAAAAGAAATATATTTTCAGGGGCTGTCACGGTCTCGCCCTCGCAAACGCACCGACACAGGACGGGTCGTGTTTCGCCGCCACGCGCATATCGGCTTTTGTCATGGGTTTTGGTGGCTGCCCACGATGGTCGATCTCGGTCGTCTGGTGTGTGCCATCTAGGTACTCGATCCGCACGGTAATCTTCGCCTGCGCGTGCTGGGCCATCCAGGATGTGAAATCCTCCAGCATCTGCTCTACAGTAGGGGGTGGTAAACGCACATAGGCCATCTCAATCCTTTCCGCTCCCAACAGGCGCTTCAACCGCGACCGGCCTGACGGACCTCGCGTTAAGCTTGACGTTGGGCGTCTCAACATCGCCTGTCATCGGGCTATTCTCTGCCGGTACAAATTCAACCTTAATCCATCCTCCGAAATGAGTAGATGCAGCAGCAAGATCGCGCATATCTGTTCGCGGGTTCATAAGCAATTCGCCAAGTTCCTTGTAGAGTTTTCCAAGTCGGTATAGCTGGCTGTCTTCGTATTTCATTTCGATCCTTTCCGCCCAACAAGCGTTTCAAGCGGGACAGGGCAAACTGCCGCCCGGTCCCTGAGCTGATGCGTAGGCGTCAACGCCCGCCAAGTTCGTTCTGGGTGCGCACCATTGCCTGCGCAAACAGAACCTCGGTGCTGTGCTCGGTATAGCCTTCGCGGTAGTTCTCCTGGCTCTCCATCCAGCCGGCCACGGCAATGCCGCCTTGCGGCCTCCATCCCTGCTCGATCAGGCCGCGCACGGCCTCGGACAGCTTGGTTGCTTCGTCGCTCACAACTACTTGGTATTCCATCGCCTTCTCCTTTTTAGAGCGCAACATCCTGCGTAGCGCCGCTATTTCTTCCTCAACGGAAGCCACAAAATCATCATCTCCACGGCTCGCGCAATATTCGCGTAGCAGGTCAATCGCTTGCTGCAACAATCTACTCATTTCTCTCACCTCTCACCTCTTAACTCCGGCGAAAGTCCCGCTCCAGCATGATCCCCACTTCGCCACGGCTCGGATCGCACCCGCAAGCGCGGAAAGCCTGCTCAAGCTCCGGGCGATCTTTCAGCACAGAGAACGGTTGGCACACATACGCCGTGCTGTTGTGGTTGCCACGGTGCGAAAAGCCGCACCAGCAAAGAACGTCCGGGATCATGCCGCTCGTTGCTCGTCCGCAGTCAGCACACTTATAAACCTGGTTGCCGCCGGGCGTCATTCCTGCGCCAGTGACACAGCGCAAAATCCGGCCACCACACGCTTTGCAAAGGTGGTCTTCCAGTGCCCAAGTCTGTTTGTCTCGCATTTCTTTCTCCGTAGGCGGCATCAGAACGGGATGTCGTCTTCAAGGTCCGCAGCGAATCCACCTTGGTTCTGCGCGGGTGCGCTTGGCTGGCGCGGGACTGCCTGCTGCTGGCCACCACCGTCTTCGCGTTGCTTCGGGATAAACTCAATGTCCGCCACGGTGCCGACGAGCTTGTAGCCGGTGCCGTTGCGACCTTCGAAGGTCTCGATGTGCACGTCACGGCAGATCACGTTCAGCACCGTGCCCTTGAGCAGGTACTGCTGCAGGCGCTCGGCCTGGTCGCCCCACAGAGCGGCATCGACCCACTGCGTCTGCCGGCGACCTTCAGCATCTTTCTGGCCGAAGTTGTAGGCCAGCGAGAGATTCGCCACCTGCTTACCGCTCGGGGTGAACCGGACTTCCACATCCTTGCCCAGGCGGGCAACTCCAATGAGTTTCATGCTTTCCTCACTTGATTTCGATGCGTTGGGTGCGCGCCAGGTGGGCGCCCGTGACATCACGGCCGGCCTTGATTTCTTCGGCTATAGCCTTCTTGTCCGGTGTGGCCGGCGGCGGCTCAGGCTTGCGCATGAACTCAGCAGGAATCAGGCTCTCCGCGTCGATGACAACGGCGGGAGGGTTGTCTCTAATCGCCAGGCTGAAGTACGGGCTCTCGATCTTGCTGATGCCGGCCCGGATCATGTTGTCGCGGAGGTATTCCCGCACACCTTCGGCGCGGGCCTCCAAGGCATTACGGCGCTTCGCCATCTCGGTTTCGGCGGCCTTGATCGCCTCCGCAGTGGCTTCCAGGTTGCGGACGAACATGGCCACGTTGGTGGCCTTCTGCTCAAGCGGGAATTTCAGGTCTTCCAGGGCCTCTGCCACGGCCTCGTCGGACACATCCAGGTCCGCGATGCGCGCGGCGGCCGTCATGTATTCGTCGGCCAACACGTAGAGCGATGGGAGTGGGGTCATGGTGGTCTCCTTGTATAATGAAGTCAGGCGGTCGCCGGCTGCGCCAGAGAGGTCTTGCGGGATTCCTTCGCCAAATCGAACTTTGCCAGGGCACCGACATCATTGGCCGCCTTGGCGCCGATGTAGGCCTTTTCGTAAGCGCTCTTGAGCTTATCCATCGAGGATGCGGACTGGATCGCGGCCAGGTGGTCCAGCACGGCCGATTCGGTAAGCCCTGCCGGCGGCTGCACGGCCTGGGTAGTCGACTTGGTGCGCGCCAGTTTCGACGCAGCGTTGCCGTCGTCGTCCTCCGGGGCGATTCCGCAAGCGGTCATCAATGAATATCTGCGGGCGTAGGTAAGCGCACTTCCGTAACCCTGCGGGTCTTGCTTGGCCGCTGGCACATGAAGTTTCCCGCATCGGATCATCTCGCCTGACTCGTGGAGCAATACCGTCTCCACCGTCACGCCGGAAGGATCATCAAAGGTTTCCTGATACAGCGCGATGCCATTGCTCAGAAGAGCATCGTCCACGGCTTCCAAGCACGCTCCCAAGTCCGCGTATTTGGATCGGAACGCCGGGTTGGTCTTGTCCTTCAGAGCCGGTCCGAATTTCTGCTTTGCCTTGATGAAGGCGGGTGCAATTTGACTCATTTTCGTGCTCCTCAAACTGTCCAATTTCAGCCTGGTAACGCAGGCCGCCGTCGTCGTTGTCGTCTCTGTCGCACATGTCTATTCACCCGGATCTGGCTCATCGATGCCGTAGCGTTCGGCGATCCTGTTAATCACGTCCTGTACCTGGTTATGGGCCTTCTGGTAAGCCGCGCTGCGCGGCTGCTCGCGCCCAAGCACTTCCGCTCTGGCTTCGGCGACAATCAGTTCTGACCGCTCTGGTTCCGGGATGGGATAGGCTATGAGTTTCTTTTCGCGCGGACTCGTAGCCCTACCGTCGAACTCACCGATTGCGGCGGCCAGGTCTTCCAGTTCGGAAAGGGATAGGGAATAGGTACTCATATCACGCCTCCTACCAACAGACCGGCGACAAACGCGGCCATGAGTGCGCAGGCCCAACCGACTATGCGGTCCGGGTCGGTCTTATCAAAGTGGCAATCCGTTCCGGTGGCCTCGCGGTAGGTGCGAGGGAAGCGTAGCGTGTAGTGCGAGTAATACGGGTATTTTGCGTTCATACTCAGTCCTTCGAGTAACGGTCGATGATCCGACGCACGTCAACCATGTCGCCAGGCGGCTCGGGGTCGGCTGCGTCTTCCTGGCATTCCTGCCCATTGAGACGCCCGACCAGGGCGATGAAAACAACACTCAGCGGCGCGGCGATGGCAAAACAAAGCGCGATGAGTTGCATCCCAGAGAGGTTTTCAAACATGCGATTACTCCTTTTGCAACAGCACACGTTCCGCGAGAAGGGCGCTCATTCCTCGCGCTCCAATTCCCGTATCGCCACCGCTTCCATTCGGTCGAAGACGATGCGTAGCACATCGGCGCCCAGGGCGGCCATCTCGTTTTTGCGCGCTTCCGCATCCCAGGAACGGGTGGCGATGGCGTGCAGGGCTTCCGCGACACGGGCGACGATCTGGCCTTGCTGCTCCAGGATCATTTCGTGGTCATTGACCATGCGCTCGGCGGTGGCCAGGTCGGAGCACTCGACCAACATCTGGCGCGTCTTCTCGGCAACCACTTCGCCAAAGTCCGGGGCTTCCGGGACGAACACGTTGGCAGCCGGGTTGTGCGCTTTGATTTCGAGAGCGGTCTTGCGAATGTAGTGGGTGGTAAGTGGATTCATGCTTCCCTCCTTGTTCAAACGACACTTCATACTAGACATCTTGTTCCAAGAAAGCAACACACAAGCAAGAAAAAAATTTCCTTGCTATGTTGCGCCGATGGAATTATTGTTAGCGCATGAAACAGATCAATGAAATCCTGTTGGCCAGGCGCAAGAGCTGGCAATCCATCGCCAGAAATGCTGGCGTCTCGCGGTCAACAATTTGGCGCATCGCCAAAGGCAAGTGTTCCCCATGGATATCCACGGCGGAAAGGATTCGCGTGGTTGCCATGAAGCATAGACCGGATGCAAAATCATGAAATTGCGGTGTGGTGTAACGGCAGCACGCTTGCTCTCGGCCCGCTCCAGCACCTCCCTGGTGCGCGCAATGCGCGCCTTCCCTTTGCCCCGGCCTAATCAGCCGGGGTTTTTTTTCGATTCAATGCCCTTGGTTGATGAGTTGGCCAAGTCATGAACTATTGTTCGCGTGCCAGTGAAGGAAACCCGACATGGACGCCGGAATTCCGCCTTGAATGCGAAGCGCGCTACCTGCTCGGCATGCCTTTGCGTATGCGCCAGGACGCGCTCAAGCACCCCGCCAGGGCCATGCGCCGCGCGGAGCTGGAGGCGGAGATGAAGAGGCAGTGGCAGAACGGGAGGCGGCATGAACGAGCATGACCGCGAAAAGCATATCGCGCATTTCAAGCGGCTGATGGAAGAGTCGTTCAACGCAGGTAATCGCGTTGAGGCGAAATTCTATTGCCGCGTCTGGACCGGTTTGCTTCGCGGCAGGAAGCCAAAAAAAGAACAGGGAGCGGCATAGTGGCCAAGATTCGCACGATCAAACCTCAGTTCTGGACCTCTGAGCAGGTCATGGAGGTTTCCCCGCTTGCCCGTCTGTTGTTCATCGGCGTGTGGAATTTTTGCGACGACAAAGGTGTTCACCCTGTCGCGTACAAGACCCTCAAGGCGGAGGTGTTCCCCGCCGACGACATCACTGTCGCCCAGGTGACCGCGTTGATCACTGAGTTGATCCGCGCCGGTCTGATGGGTGAGTTTTCCGACGAGTCTGGCCGTGCCTGGTGGTGTGTCACCGGTTGGCATCATCAGCTCATCACCCGTCCAGCGAAGTCCCGCTACCCCTCGCCGCCGCATCGGAATACCACCGAAGAGCCGCTACCCGAGGCCGCCGGACAGGATGAATGTGAGAGTGAAGAGATGCGCAACGCGAGTGAACAACACTATCACGACACTGCAATGACAATGTCTGAACACAGTCACGACACTGCAATGACAGTGACGGAAGGGAAGGGAAGGGAAAGGAAGGGAAAGGAAAGGAAGGGAGAGAGAGAGGTGTGCGCTTCGCGCTTACCCGCTGACTGGCAACTGCCAGCAGATTGGCTTTCGTGGGCAATGCAGCAGCAACCCACCTGGACCCCGGAGCATGCCGGGAGAGTCGCCGAAGGTTTTCGGGACTACTGGATCGCCAAGCCGGGCAAGGACGCAACGAAAGTGGACTGGTTCGCCACCTGGCGCAACTGGGTCCGGCGCGAGTTCTCGACTACTTCTCCGCCATCGGCTACTGTCACCGCGTTGCCAACCGTGTCCGACCTTTGCGAGTGCGGAAAACGCGGGACGATGAAGATGGGTGGGCGCTGGTACTGCGATGCCCATGTGCCGCAACCGGAGCAAAGGTCCTATGCAGCCGCATGACAGCCGCGCCGTGATTGCCGAACAGGCCATCGTCGGGGTGTGCCTGATCGATCCGATTGCGTTCGATCAAGTCTCCAGCCTGGTGCAGGCCATTGACTTCGAGAACCGGGCGAATCGTCACGTTTGGCAGGCCATTGAGGTCATGGCTAAGGATGGTGAACCCATCGATGCCATCTCGGTTTCGGCCAGGATGGAGGAGATTGGAAGCCTTGACGCGGTGGGTGGGATGGGCTATCTGGTGGATCTTGCGTCCAATGCGCCGGCGTCTGCCAACGTGCTGCACTACGCCCGCCAGGTCCACGACAAGGCCATGCTGCGACACTTGGGCAGGCTGTGCGAGGATATAGCTCAAAAGTGCCGAGATCGTGATGCCAAAGCGGATGATCTGGCGATGGAGGCGGAGAATCGCATCCACAAGCTGGCCACCACGAAGCGAACCGTGCAGGACATGATGACTGCCACGGAAGTCATGCGGTTGGCGCTGGAGTATGCGGATTCTCGCGCTTCCGGTGAGGTCAAGACGGTGAAAACCGGACTGTCGAAGTTCGACCGACTGACCGGCGGTTTGTTGCGCGGTTCGTTGACCGTCGTGGCCGCCAGACCAAGCCAAGGGAAAACCGCGCTTGGCCTGTGCATGGCCGTCGGCGCGGTGAAGGCCGATCAGTCCGTGGCGTTCTTCAGCTTGGAAATGCCGGCCTGGCAGATCGGTGCGCGGATGATCTGCATGGAGGGCCGCGCTTCCGTACAGAACCTACTGCGGGCCAGTCTTTCTGACGATGAATGGACGGGTATCATGGCAGGCATGGGACGGTTGGACGGCACCGGGTTGTACATCGCCGACAACAGTTCCGTTTCCATCCCCATGCTGCGTGCCATGGTGTCGCGTCAGAAGCGCACAACGGGACTTGATCTGGTGGTGGTGGACTACCTGCAACTCATGGACCCCCCCAAGATTGAAAGCCGGGAGCAACAGGTCGCGGCCCTGTCGCATGGACTCAAGGCCATAGCCAAGGAATTCGGCGTGGCAGTTGTGGTTTTGGCGCAGCTAAACCGCGACGCAGCCGGACGAAAACCCCGCATGTCCGACATCCGTGAATCCGGCGCGGTTGAGCAGGATGCCGATCTGATCGTGTTGATTCACCGCGAAGACAAGGACGGAGAACCGTCCGACGAGGCGGAACTTTTGATCGAGAAAAACCGCAACGGGGAAACCGGCGCTATCCGCATGGCGTGGAACGCGCCGGCAACCCGCTTCGAGGATTTCGCGCCAGCTTACTACGGCAATGAGGTTGCGGCATGAACGGATTCATACGCCTTCCTTGGCCTGTTTCGGCTAACCGCTACTGGCGCTCATTCGTCCCACGCGGAAAGTCTCGCGCCATTGTGGTTCTGTCCGACGAGGCGAAAAGCTACAAATCACAAGTCGGATGGATTGCCAAATCTCAAGGTATGCGTGATCCGTTGCTTGGTCGCGTGCATCTGATTTTCCACCTTTTCCCATCCATGCCGAAGGACGCTGAGAAGCGCTTGCGCAAACTGGGAGAAGGGTGGGATGACAACGTGCGCAGCTTGGATCTGGATAACGCGCTCAAGGTCACTATCGATGCGCTGAAGGGTATTGCCTACGTGGACGATGCCCAGGTTTGGCGTTTGTCTGCCGAGCGCATGGAGCCGGATGGAGAGGCCAGGATCGAGGTGAGCGTTATACCGATACCGGTGCAGCAGTCTTCGCAAACATCGTTTCAGATCGCGGAGACGTCATGAAGTTCTTCACCTGCCTCTCCTGCCGCTACAGCACCCGCAACCCGGACGGGAATCTCTGGTGCGAGTTCCACCGCCGCATCGCTGACTTCCGATGCGCGCAATTCCGCTATGAACCTGGAACCGACGAGGGATCCAAGCCATGACTTCACCCGCCATTGCCATGACGGCATGTGCACAGATGGCCTGGTGCCGAACGCCGCCGATAAGGGGCGCGCGTGAAAGCGCATCCGAAGCCGCGCCGCGTGTTCGCGCGTCCCGCTTGATTGGTTTGTTGGGCACTTTGGAGCAACAAATGACAGACGTGAAACTTTATAGAAACATTGCGATTACTACGCGCTTTCTGAATGGGGAGCGGCTTTCCGATCTGGCGCGAGAGCATGAAGTGACAAATGAACGAGTGCGCCAGATCGTGAAGCAATATTGCCGCAAGGCGAACAAACAGTGGTATTCATCCATGCCACCAGGACCACCATGTCCGGACTTTGAATGGCTGCGCCAGCACCGGCAAGTCTTCATCGAGGATATGCACAAGTTGGTGCCCAACGCCCAAGCTCAGGCGGGGCAGCCGGCCTGCCGGCTGACCTCGCCTGCAGCGCAGAGTTAGGGCGCGGGGCCGAAGCGTGCGATTGGTTGAAGTGTTACAACTTTCTTTTGCCATACCCCTTGCGCACGGTTGATTGTCGTATTACAGTAGAGACATCGAATCAGCAACCAACCGGAGCAAACACCATGACACAAACCACCCTCACCAACGGCAGCCGTGCAGTCGTGATTACCGAGCAGGACGGCTTCTTCTGGGCGAACCTTTACGTCGGCGCCCGCAACGGCTTGGCCGACGCCAGCATCACCAGCAGCCGTTGGACCGGCAAGACGATGGCCGGCGCGCGCCGCTGGGCCGCCAAGATGCTGTCGGCATGAAAGAAGCCGCCAAGCGCGGCGGCGCCCGAGAAGGCGCCGGCCGCAAGCCAACACCGGAAGCCGAGGCGTTGCGGGTCGGCTCGATTCGGCTCACGCAAGCGCAGTGGGACAAGCTGGCCGCGCTGGGCGGTGTTGCCTGGCTGCGCGACAAGATCAACAGGGCGCGAGTGGATGCGCCCTAACGCCCAGGTTCAGGCGGGCCGGGCGCAGACGTAACAACGAAGTGAAGCGCGCATTCCCGGCCTCGCCTGGAACCGCTTGTTGGGCACTGACCCAGGGGAATGAGATGGACTGGAAAAAAGTTGAAGATCATGGAGTTCCGCACGACGCGACCGGAGATGACGTGATTTATGTAGGCGTCAATTCGGCTGGTTACTGCGGGTGTTTCAACGCCGTTGGAACGCCGGATGGCGGGGAAACGTGGGATGCGTTCTATGAAACAGCCGAGGACTACACACGCATCCTCGGGGATCTGAAATTGTGGGCTGTGCTGGATGTGCCCAACGCAGAGTTGAGGGGCGCAAGCCAGCTTGCTGGCGCAGCGTCCCGCTCGAACGCCGGGTTAGGCGAGGAGGGTTAATAGATGCTCGAACGGTTACTTTGCGCGGTGCTTGGGCATCGCTACGTTGTGGAGCGTGTGCTGAACCACGGAGCACGGAAGGTCGGCTGTACGCGCTGCAACAGCCATTGGGCGATGCACGATGGCACCCGATCTTTTGTCCGGTGGGACGGAGAGTTCGAGGAGTTTTACGCGCCGGGCGGGATATTGGCGCAAGCATCTGGTGATGTGCCGCCTAACGTATGATAGCCGACATTTGACCAATATCATTGTCCCGCCAGGATGATCAGATCGCCCATGGCCGCCATGCGACCCGGAGCGAGCCGCATCGATGGCAGCCGCCACTTTTGGCTGCGGCAGGGTGCGCAAAACACCAGCGTTGATTTGGGCGCAAACGACAAGGAGAAAGCATGAGATTCGCGGACTGGAAAAAACGCAGTAAGCGATACCACGACATAATGGCCGGGCACGGAATAGGTCGGGCCGACGCGGAAGAGGTTGCACGGCTGGCATACAAGGCCGGAGAGCGAGACGGGCGCAAACAGGTTGAGGCGCTTGCGGATAACGGCGCGAAGCTTGCCGTGATGGTAGAGCGCGAGGCGTGCGCCAAGACATGTGAGGCACTGGAATTGGTTTTAGATTGCCAAAGTGCACAACCGGGATACTGGCCAGACCAGATAGTTCACAAGTGCGCCATTGCGATACGCGAGCGCTCTAACCCGTAGCCACAATGGCACCAAAAAGTTTATTCTGCGCGACGTGTGACACGCGTCGCGCAGTGGCATCACACCGATCGTCACTAAATCGCCACAGGAGCGATTGTTATGATGCGCATCAATTTGGGTGTAACAATGAGCGGGCGCGGATTGAAACTGAAAAATGCGATTGCGCGGTGGGGAAAAGATGCCGCCGGGAACTCGGTGGCGCGAAATGCTTGATTCTCGGCGAGAGAAGTTCGCGCAAGGCGTGGCGGATGGGTTATGTCTGGCCGATGCGTACCGGGCGGCAAACGAAAAGCAGGCCGAGCGGTGGAAACCGGAAACCGTATGGCAGCAGGCCTCTCGTTGGATGGCGAATGTCGAGGTTGCTGCAAGGATTGAGGCGCTTCGCGCAGAGCTGGCCGAAAAATCCCTTTGGAAGCGCGAGGACAGCGTAAATCAGCTACTTGCGAACATAGCCGACCCAGAGGCTAAGGTGGCCGATAAAAACGCAGCCGTGAAGATCCTGAACGAGATGCACGGATACAACGCGCCGCAGGAAATCAAGCACTCGGGAAATGTGCCGATGACGCTGGTGATACGCGGTGTCAAGCCGAGTGAGTAAGCTGGAAGTCCTGTGCGACGTGCCCGATGTGATGCTGCCGTTCGCGCATCCGCGCCGCTACAAGGTGGCACATGGTGGACGCGGATCGGGTAAGTCCTGGTCGGTGGCCAGGCTGTTGATTGCCCGAGCTGCGGCTTCTCCGCTGCGCGTTTTGTGCGCCAGAGAGACGCAGAAGTCGATTCAGGAATCAGTGCATAAGCTGCTGAAGGACCAGATCGAGGCAATGGGCCTGTCAGCGCTATTCGAGGTTCAGGAAACCCGCATCCTGGGCGTCAACGGCTCTCTGTTCAGCTTCGCCGGCATTCGCCAGCAGGGTGTCGCCAACCTTAAATCGTTCGAGGGCGTGGACGTGTGTTGGGTGGAAGAGGCACAGGTGGTGACTAAGCGATCGTGGGACGTGCTGATCCCGACGATTCGAGCGCCGGGATCTGAAATCTGGATCACCTTTAACCCGGAGTTGGACACCGATGAAACCTACACGCGGTTCGTGCTCAATCCACCCGATGACGCCTTGGTGGTGGCCTGCAACTGGTCCGACAACCCGTGGTTTCCGCCTGAGTTGGAAAAAGAGCGGATCGCCTGGCTGAAGCGTGATCCAGAGGGGTACGAGACAACCTGGAACGGAAAATGCCGACCCGCCGTCGAAGGTGCCATCTACGGCAAGGAAATCGGCACGATGCAGGCCGATGGGCGGCTGTGTAACGCGCCCTACGACCCGCTGCTCAAGGTTCACACCGTTTGGGATTTGGGGTGGAATGATGCGATGAGCATCCTGATGGTGCAGCGGTCTGGATCGGGAGAGTTACGGCTGATCGACTACATCGAGGATTCGCATCGCACGCTGGACAGCTACGTCGCCGAATTGAAATCCAAGCCGTACCAGTGGGGAACGGATTTCATCCCGCACGATGGGCGCAGTCGGGACTTCAAGAGCGGAAAAAGCACCGAAGAAATGCTTCAGGCGATGGGGCGCATCGTGACGGTGCTGGGTCGTGACGACATCGAAGAAGGAATCCGCCTGGCCAGGATGATGTTCCCGCGCTGCTGGGTGGACAAGAAGGCGACGGCGCTGATCAACCGGCTGAAGCGTTACCGGCGCACACAGAACGCAAGTACGGGGGAGTTTGGCGCGCCACTGCACGACGAGAACAGCCACGGGGCGGACTGTTTCCGCTACCTGGCGATGGCGGAGCCCCAGATGCACAACGAGGACTGGGGCGGCGAACTTAAATATCCATTCATGGGGGCGCGATGATGATCGTTTGGGTTGATTCCCTCCTCTCCCGCTGGGGCCGCTGGTCGATCAAGCGCGAGTCGTCAGCGCTGGGTTATGGCTCGGTGTCGCCGATGTTTCGGGACTGCGCGACGGGAGGCGGATGGTCTGCCGAGTCCGATCCGGGATTTACCGGGCGTGATGTGATCGACTGCGATGTGGCGGTGAACTCGTTGCCGCTGGTACTGCGCGTGGTGGTGATACACCACTATCAGCGGCGCGGAAGCCTGCGCGATACGGCGAAGGAGTGCGGGGTAGACCGCAAAACTGCCACGCAGTACATAGGCCAGGCACATGAAAAAATCGCCGCGCACATGGACGCGAAAAAATATTGTGATGCAGCTTGACGTTTCTCTAGCATGTCGCCAATATCCGCGCTAACCAGCTAGTCTGCCTAGTTGCGTCTCTCAAGCCCGGCCCGTTCATTCGCGCCGGGCTTTTTGCGTTTACGGTCCGGGAAAATGCCAGACAAAATCACAGAATCTGCACTGCTGACACGAGTTGATCAGGAATTGCGCGCCGCTCAGGATTACATGGGCGGAAAGCTTTCCGTTCAGCGGCGTAAAGCCTTGCAGTATTACCTGGCGCTGCCTGAGGGTGACCTTGCCCCGACAGAAATAGAGGGGCGTTCATCCGTTGTGGCCACCGACGTGGCCGATACCGTGGAATGGATGCTGCCGTCTTTATTGCGCATCTTCACGGCTTCTGACCGTGTGGTGCAACTCAATCCGCGCAAGCCGGGAATGGAACAGACGGCGGAAGACGCGACCGACTATCTGAACTGGATATTTTCGGTCCAGAACGAGGGCTTTAAGTGCCTCTACACCCAGTTCAAGGATGCGCTGATTTCCAAGGCCGGCATCCTCAAGGTGTACTGGGAAGACAAGATTGACGAGGCGCGCGAGGAATACACCGGCCTGTCTGACGCCGAACTGGCGCAACTCCTGGAAGATAAGGAAGTTGATCCGATTGAGCACGAATCCAAACCCGATGAGCAGGACGCCAAGCACCGCCAGCAGGCGCTTGAGCAACTGAGTCAGCGACTCGCACAGGCGATGCAGGCTGCGCAGACGGGCGACCCGCAAGCGCAGCAGGCTGCGCAGACGTTGCAACAGCAGATTCAAGGGATCCAGTCGCAGCCGACAGTCATGCTGCACGATGTAACGGTAAAGCGCACAAAACAGGCCGCTCAGGTGCGAATCGACCCGGTTCCGCCGGAAGAGTTTTTTATCTCGCGCGCAGCCAAGAAGATCTCCGATGCGCCGTTCTGCGCGCACGTCGTGGAGCGCACAGTCTCTGACCTGCGCGCTGATGGCTATAGCATCGAGGACGACGAATTGCCGGCCGATGACGCCGGTATGGTGGGCCGCTCTATGGAACGGGCAACACGCTGGGGCTTCGACGACAGCACCGCTCCATACCCCAACATGGCAGAACCACCGTCCGACGCATCCATGCGCCGTGTTTGGGTGGTCGAGGCCTATCTTCGCGCCGACGTGGATGGCGACGGCATCGCCGAATGGCGGCGTGTGCTGAAGTGCGGCCAGAAGATTCTTGACAACGTGGAGTGCGACGGGCCGCCCTTCGTGGCGGTGACGCCGATTCCGCTCCCCCATCGCTTCTTCGGCCTGTCGATTGCCGATATGGCAATGGAAAGCCAGAAACAGAAGACGGCAGTGATGCGCGCCGTGCTGGATAACCTGTATTTGCAGGTCAACGGTCGCTATTTCGCGGTCGAAGGCCAGGTCAACCTGGACGATCTTCTTACCAGCCGACCCGGCGGCGTGGTGCGTGTGAAGAATCAAGGGGCCGTTGGTCCGCTGAATCAGGGCATGGCAGACATGCGCGACGCGTATCAGCTCATGGAATACATGGAGGTCCAAAAGGAGAATCGGACGGGATTCACGCGCTACAGTCAGGGCGCGGATTCCTCAAGTCTGAACAAGACCGCGACCGGCATCAGCATCGTGACCAACCGCGCCGATATGCGCGTTGAGTTGATCGCGCGCGTGTTTGCTGAGACCGGCGTGAAGGATTTGTTCGTGCGCATGCTGGAGCTGGTGTGCCGGTATCAACAGCAGCCGGCCGAATTCCGCCTGAATGGCCGCTGGCTAAACATCAACCCGCGAGAATGGCGGCATCAGTTCGATGTGACGGTGAATGTGGGCCTGGGCACCAACGACGCGGCGCAGAAGATCAGCCAGATTCAGCAGCTCATGAACGTGCAGAAGGAACTGGCGATGGCCGGCACCGGAATCGTTGGTCCGAAGGAAGCATTTCACTCGGCATCTGAAATGGTCAAGGCGCTGGGCTACAAGGACGCTGAACGGTTCTTGAGCAACCCGGAAAACGCTGAACAAGCGCCGAAGCAACCCGACCCGGAGCAAGCCAGGCAACAGGCCGAAATGCAAAAGGAGCAAATGCGCATACAGGCTGATGCGCAGAAGTTCCAGGCACAAACGCAACTTGATCAGCAGCGCGCCCAGTCAGAAGCGCAGATGGCGCAGGGAAAAGCCGCGCTTGATATGCAGATCGAACAGCAACGGATGGCGCTTGAGCAAGAAAAGATTCAGGCACAACAGGAATTAGACCGCTGGAAAGCCGAACTTGACGCACAGACGCGGGTCGCTATCGCTCAGATAGAGGCGGAAACCACGCTAGAAGCGTCCCGCATGGCAGCCGAA